AGTTCCATGCAGTTCTTGGCGTATTCATCCCCCAAGGCTTCTGTGATGCGCTTATTGTTTGCCGTACTGCCTACATCGAACAGCGGCGGCGCGGTAAAGGCATAGGCGGCTTTCTGGTTCACGATCAGTCCGTGGAAGTTCCGGGGAATCCGGTTGTCTGCATTGCGCAGTGGATTGTCCGATTCCTCTTTCTTTTCCTCTTCCTTGGGCTTATCCCGAAACAGGATATCTGTCTCATTCCGATAATACCGCTCTGCCACCGCCGCATGGGTTACAAACGCCGCATGACCAGGTTCGTATTTTTTTATCAGTTTTCTCATTGTTTCGATGTCCATTTTCTACCTCATTTCAAAATGCCGATTCCACCACGGTTCTCGTCTGTGTAAATTGCATACCGGATTGCATCCTGCACATCATCAAACTGTTTTACCGGCTCCCCGGTCTTTTCATTCCACACATACATATAAATTTCATCACGGAACCGGTCAACATCCTCTACGATCCGCAACTTGTTCTGCTTGTACAGCTGCGCCACCCGCTCGATCCCGCTTAATACGGCTTTATTGGCATTGACCGCCCGCAACCCGTTTTTCTTGAACTTCTTTACATACTCCGGTCGGGCAGAATCGCAATAGAACGGAATATTGCCATACTCAGCTTTGATTGCCTGCGCCTGTTCTAACCAAAAGTCTATTTCTTCAAACTGACGGGCAACCTCTCTAATCAAATAATAGCAACCCTGTTCATCTTTGCCGATCAGCACGATTGCACCGAAATGTTCATATCCCCAGTCCACACCGGTAATGTATTTCACAAAATTGACATTCTGCAACTCTTCTCTATGAATATAATGGATATTGGCATCGAAGTCCCGGTATACAGCTCCCTCGCCCATTACCCACATTCCTTCAATATTGCGGTCATAGAACATCCCGGAAGGAGTTGTTTCTTTCATGTTCTGTTTGTATCGCTCTGACAAGAAAGTATTATCATCCAGTCTATATTGAACCGCCTTAATGGTTTTGCCGTCTGCTTTATCAATAAAATCTTTCTTCAACCAATGTTCTGGATTATCCGGGTTCGTGTCGATCAGCATCCTTGCGCCATTTCCGGAGCATCTGGATTTGATCTCGTCAAATACTTCCTGCTTTGCCATCGTACCCTCATTGATGTAGGCACCGTAGGCGGTCATTCCTCGGATACGCCCCAGGTCATTGATCTTTGAGTGACCGAAGCAACACACCTGCACCCCGAACAGCTTAAAGCGGTTGAATTTGTCAAAATGAAACTCAATGCCGTATTTATTTGACAGTTCGATCAACACATTTCGGTTGAGTGCTCCCAAGTCAGCACCAGCCAGTATATATTGTGGGTTCTCTACGCCCTGCGTTGCGGCTATCTTTTTGATTCTGCGGAGCTCATACAAAAACAAATCATTATCCAGCACGGTCTTGCCGGTTCGCTTTGCCCCGTGATTTATCAGCATAAAATAATCATTGTTCACCGCAAAACGGAATGTATCAAGCTGTTTTTGTGTATACAGATCACTCAACATCTTTCAACGCACCCTCTATCTGCTCAAAAAATTTGTCCAACTTGTTCTCCCGGTCATCCTTACCAGCATCTGCTCTGGATTTCAGCAAGGCAATTTCAGCTTTCTGCTTCTCAGTGGCAAGATCCATGTGATCCGTAAGCCACTGCAAGGCTTTCATCCGATCGGCAAGTTTTATCTTTATGCCACTCTGCGTATTGCTCACTTCACTTACAATAGTTCCATCGATCCCATCTTTCGCTGTAGCAAAACCAGCACTGATATCAACGAAATCGTTTATGTCAGCAAAAGCAATGTCCATATACTTCTGGAAGATGTCGGATTCACTCAGGAACTCCCGGTTAAGCCGCTCCTGTTTCAGTCGTAGAATTTCTTCTTTTACCCGAGTATTTCCGAGTAATGCAGGACCATTTGTGACCGCAGTTGTGTATCCGCATCCGTACGCTTTCTGGTATGCCTTGGTAGCATTGAAAC